CAGAACAATCTGGGGGTATTTTAGGGGGTGCATTATTGTAATTGATTGATTACTAATGCAGTTTGTGACCGCAGAAGGACTACTCTTATATATTATTGAGTTTCAGTATACTTTATAAAGTGTTATATACAAAGGGTTTTATTTTATTTGGTTTTGTTTGGTTGTGTTTGATATTGGAATAGTTTGGGGGTATTTTAGGGGGTAAAATTAAACTTATTCATTTCGGAGGCTTTTAACTCATCCACGATTTTAACATAAGGTTTTAGAGCGGAAAAATCCTTATGCCCAGTCCATTTAATAATAACCTCGGAGGGTATTCCCAAACGAAGCGCATTGATGACAAATGTTCTTCTTGCTGCGTGGGTTGATATAACGGCTTTTTTAGGGTAAAACTCCTCATACATTTGGTTTCCTATAAAATACTGCTCCTTTACCAATGTATCCCAATTCAGAATCTCCCCTATTTCTTTTAAATATAGATTAGTTTTAGTCATTGATATTACAGGAAGGGCTAAATCATTGTCAAAAGTTTTCTCTTTGTATTTCTCTAAAATAGCCTTGGTGTAGTCGTTTAGGTCAATGATTAAAGGGTCGGTCGTTTTTTTTGTTACTACACGAATGTAGTTTTCTGTTACATCTGCCTTTTTGAGTTTCTGAACATCAGAGAAACGAAGCGATGAAAAACAACAGAAACAGAAAACATCTCGGACTTGATTTAATCTATTGGTGCTGAATTTATAATTAAACAACTCCATAAGTTCCTCCCATTCCAAATAAACAAGTTCAGAGAGTTTGTCGGTAGTTCCCTTGTATCTCTGTTCAAAGTCTATATGTGCCTTTCCTTTATAAAGTCCTTTTTTCTCTGCCCAAGCCAAAATCCTTTGATAATCGTTGATTTCTCTGCGAATAGTAATGTTTCGGTGTGGTGCAAGGGTCTTTCCTGTTTTCGGATGCTTTGGGGCGGTAGAGAAGTATTTTATCAAGTCCCTTAAAGTCTTCTCTGTAATTTCGTTTAGTTCTAAATCCTTATTGTAACCTATAATATGGTTTTTGAGGCGAAGGTATTTTTGCGTGGTTTTAAATTCCCATTGTTTGGATACAGACTTTTCATCTATATACTGCTGGACAATATCAACAAAAAAGGTAGATTCAGGTTTGTTTTCTTTTGGTTTTTCTGAAAACAATTCTTTAAATTCTGCTGGTGTTGGATAGGTATTGGTTGTAAATTCTAATTTTCTGAAAATGCTTTCTATTCGCTGTTCCAGTTCGTTTATCTTTTTGTTTCTTGGGTCGTTTCGCTTGATGATTCGGATTCCGTCCCATTCATCAGGTCTGCATTTAATCCCTGTATATAGTTCTACTCGCTGGGAATGAAAAGACACGCGAAGACGCAGTGGTTGCTCCTCGTTTAGGTTTTGATTTTTCAAGGAAAATTTTACAGAATATTTGAGCATAGTTTTAATCTACCATTCCAGTTGTTTGCTTTTGATATATTTCCCATTCAGGTGTCCGTGTTCATAGTTTATTTGAATGGACAAATCGGACATCATCCTTAAAATAATGTAATTATCTTCATCGTATTCACTTGGAAAATTCCAATAACAAGCGTATTCTACTAAATCACTACGAATATAGGCTGAATGATATTTCTCAAAGTCATCAAGTTGCATAGTCTTGTTTTCTCTACATCATTTCTTTTTGTGTAGGTAATTGTACTTTACTCAATATCTTTCGTGCTAAAGCTACTTTTTTAGGGAATAATATTGTGTCTTTAAATTTATTAAGACTTGGGTCTATTTTTGCTGAAGTTCTTTTTTTATTTTGTTGTGTTTTCATATCCATTATATTTTTCTTTTTACTAAAAATCCTTTATAATCCTTTCCTACAATAAAATCTTCCCAACAATCATCATTATTCAATCCACAAACTATAAAATCGTTTTTCAAAAGTTTTATATTATTAGAAATCCCCATACGATACAATCTTGTCCTTACTTCATTACTCCCTGTAGCGAATACACAGTTATCGGGATACTTACTTGTAAAATCATACATGGTAGCCACTACAGTCATTAAAACTTTTTGGCTGTCGCCATTATTTGTCGTTATTGAATCATCTATTTCACCTGTTTCATTATTATAATCTCCGAATCCCAAATTATACACTCCCTGATTAATAGGAGAATATTGTACAATCTTTTTTATAGTCCCTTTTTTTCCTATGCTATCAAAAGTAAAAGTATGAAATTCTTCTCCCGAATAATACTTATATCTTGGATTGTTCATTTGTTTCCTACATCATTTCTTTTTTTAATCACCCCACGGATAGAATAGAATTTTTGAACTTAATCTTCTATTTCGTAAAACTCTTTATATAACTCTAATAATGTTCCTCCATAGTTTACAGATGGGTCTCCAACGCTTTGATTTATTTCATTAGCTTTTCTGCTCAATTCTTGAAAATTTTCAAGATAATAATCATCCAATGTGTTCATATAGTCTAAAAAACCTTGGATTACTTCCATTTGAAATCTACCCCAGCTGTCTTCTTCGTTAGGAATTGCCCCTGTCATCTTGATGAACGCAAACATTTTAAATTCCTCATCACTGGGCGAATTAACATCAGGAGCTTGAACTTCAGGTTTTCGTTCTTCTTTTGCCTCCTCTTTTTTCTTAAAAAAATCAAATATTCCCATTTTATCTATTTATTTCAGGTATTGATGGTCTAAAAGACACTATTTTTCTGTAAATGAATATCTGTAACACTTCGGATAGGTTTATCCTATAATCACTGTATTTTTGATTATAGGAATGGCAAATGATGTAGCCCTCTTCTGTGTTATGCTCTATGATTTGCTTAAATACTGTTCCCTCTGTGGATACGATTACAAACAGATTTCCTCTAATAGGCAGTTTTTCTCCTTTTTCTAAATGATATTCTTTTATCAGTATTTCTGTTCCATCAGGGATTGAGATACTTGTCCCGTCATCCATAGAGTCGCCATCCACACGAACGACAAGGTAGTTTCCTCTATCAAATTCTTTTGGAATTAGCCTTCTTTTCATCTCTGGGAGCGTGGCAGGATTGTATCCTCCTAATCTTCCAGCAACAGTAGAAAGGTCGGCGTATTCTACTTCCATATAGTTATCATAAGGTATTGGCGAAACCTCCTCTACATATTTCTTTTCATCTTTTAGCATTTCGCCCTCCCCTGTTAATAGCCATTCTTCGCTGTATTGAGGAAATTTGCTATTTATTTCTTTTGCTAAATTTTTACTTATAGCATTTTCTCCCCTCATTACCTTATATAGCTTTTCAGGTCTTGTATACCCCATTTTTTCAGAAAACTGATTGATGTTCTCTAAACCCAAATCCTCCAATATAAAATTCAACCTTTCAATTGATTTTTTCTTTCTAATGTCTAATACACTTTTTTCAGTGTTATTTTCATTATCTTTCATATCTTTGTAAAAAATTTGGTTATGGACATTTCTATCCTTGATACAATATTAAAGAACAATACAGATAAAGAAACTACTGATAAGGTTCTTAAAATTTTTTTATATCTATATTTTTCGGAATTACGCTTGAAACATCGTATATCATCAGTCATTCCTATCTCAAAAGATGTAGAAGATGTATGGCTTTTTATTAACTCAGAAAATTAAGAATTAAAGAGATTGTAAAGAGCGATAAGTAAAGACAATATAGCCACCATAAGGCTTATCCAGCTTATTTTAGTAGCTTCTTTATTATATTTTATTTGGGTTTTTAGCATTTCCGCTTCTAATCTCTTATTTTCATTTTCTTTTTCAAATCCTCCATCTTCTAAAAACTGCTTTACGACCCCTGCCATTCCTACAATAATTCCTATATAAGCTTTTCCGTATGAGTGTACTGATATAAGCTGTTTTCTATCATTAATATATTCTATTATATTATCCAATTCCCTCAATGTAATACCAAATTTTGAGGTTATTTCATCTACATATATAGAACCTTCCGCATTTCTATCTAATAAAAGTTTTAGTAATTCATCATATTTATTCTGTTTCATACTAAATTTTTCTCGCTGATTTTCAGTTAGTTATGTTTTACACACTAAAAAAAGTGTGTAATAATTTGCTTTATACACTTTTTTCGGTGTATATTTGCAATATCAAATTAACAGAACAAAATTAGAAATAAAAATGAAACCAACAAACAAAAAGAGAAAAAGAAAAAATAAAATTTCAGTTGGGCAAAGACACAGAGATATTTTAATAGAAAGTTTTGACTGCTCTGTCCAATCAATAGAAAACGCACTGAACTATGTAACAGACAGCGATTTAGCAAGAGAGATAAGAACAAAGGCCAAAGAACTTCTAAAAGAAGAAGTCAGAAAAGTAAAAATAATATTAGATGAATAGCGAGATTTTAGACAAGCAAATTCTAATGATGACAGGGAGAGAGTTTTTAGAATTGTTCGGAATTGTAAAGAACAACGCCCCTATCAGAGAAGATTACAGCAAAAAAGAACTTGTGTATGGTTTAGATGGCTTGGCGAAACTCTTGAATTGCGGAAAAACAAAAGCACAGCAAGTTAAAAACTCTGGGATAATAGATGAAGCAATTATTCAGAATGGCAAAAAACTAATCATAGACAAAAACAAAGCATTAGAACTATTAAAAAAATAAAAAGCCCCCAGCGGCAACTGAGAGCATTAACTTAAAATTATTTTCAAATGAAAACAACATTAAAAACAACGGCAAAGATAGAAAAAAACATGACAATTACAAAATCAAGAGACTTTTTAACTGCCTGCAAACTTATCGAGGCTCAAAGTTTCAATGATTATGACAACGAAAACTACGACTGGTTAGGTTTATTTTTCGATGAAAACAACGGCTACTGGTGTGTAGAATACGATTACAACGCTTACGAATGGATTTTGACCATTGATGGCGACAAGGTGGTATCTCTTGGCGAGCATGACAAGTTTATAAAGAACTTCATAACAAAGAAAGAGCGTGAGAAGATAGAAGAACAGAGAGAAGATAGAGAATACCACGAACAGAGAGAAGAGCTGTTCAGACACTATAACTACGGACTGATATAATACTTTTTTCATAATTAAATTTAAGTTCTCCACCGCCCACAATCTTTTTCATTGTACTCATAAATTAACTATTCATAGTGGGTGGTGGTTTTTAAAAAGAAACAATATGAAACCAATATACAAGATACACAAACTGAGACTTTGGAAAAAATGGGTAATGAACAACAGAAAGTATGATTTAGTCTATTACCGAAACATATGCGATAATAACACTTATGAAAACGAACTACAAAGAGCTGACCAAATTCTTGCAATTCTTAAATAAAATCTACATAGAATATAAGGGCGAAGAGTTCAAGCCAACAGCAGAAGAATTTAAAAAAGTAAAAGAACGATTCACAACAAGATAAAAACAAGTGCTGTCTGAATTTAACACAATAAAAAAATGTTAGAAATCTGGTAACAGACAGCGCTTTAAAATCTCCCTGTTGCAAGTAATGTTGCAAGTAATCTACCAAGAAAACAAACAAATACAGGGTAACACAGCCCAGATGCCCGAAAACTGGAAAACAACAGCAACGCTGGGCTGTTTTTAACTTAAAAATCAAGCAAAAATGGAAAATAAACAAAACATATTCAAAGCGATTTCAGAATTTCAGCAAGAAGTTCCTGTGATACACAAAGACACGCAAGGTTTCGGCTACACTTATGCTGACCTGCCGAAAATATTTGAAGTAATAAACCCACTACTCAAAAAACATGGACTTGGATTTACACAGCCATTAGAAGGCAAATCTATCAGAACAATAATCTTTCATATAGAATCAGGTGAGACTTTGGAAAGTGTGATAGATATACCGCAAGAAGTGGATTTGAAAGGAATGAACGATTTCCAAGTGTTAGGTTCAGCAATCACCTATTTGAGAAGATACGCCATTTCATCAATTCTTGGACTGGTAACCGACAAAGACACCGATGCACACGGCGAACAAACAAAAGGCAACAAAGCGCCAGCAAAAACACAAAACACACCTGAAAAGTGGCTAAATGTAGGCTCAACAGAATGGGAAGGGTTAGTTAGTGCATTTGAAAATGGTTCAGTCTTAACACTGGCGCAAATCAGAAAGAAATACAAGGTATCCAAAGAAACCGAAAAAGAATTAGCAACACTAAACATCACATAATATGACACCTATATCAGTAATTGAGTTGATGCCTTCTACCAGCGACCAAGTGAAAAGTTTCGCTGAACAGGTAAAAGACCAAATCCTAAATGGAGACTATGATTTTAGAAAGTTTCTATATCAGAAGAAACTCATTGAAAAAACATTTGAAACCATCAGTGAAGACAAGGAACTGAAAGCCTATTTTGAAAAAGAAATAGAAAAATACGGAGCGGAAGGAGTTGGTTTTAATGATTTAAGGTTTGAAATAGGCAGACGAAAGACTTGGGATTATTCCAACACAGGAGATACGGAATTATTCCAAATGGAGAAAGAAAAAGAGGAATTAGACAAAAAGATAGAAGCAAGGCGAAGGTGGTTGCAGGGAATAAAACCAGAAATAGATAAAGAAACAGGCGAAATACTCCTCTCTCCTGCTTATTACAGAGAAAAAACTTTCATAAGGTCAAGCAAAAGAAAACAATGAAAACAGAAATAATAAGTGTTTCAAGAATGGGAACAGGGCTGTTTGCTACTGACACAGAGAGTGAAGAAATGATAAGGTCTATTCCCAAAGGCGAAAACATCATCATTAAAATAAGCAATAATCGTAATGAAAGAATGCATAAGGCTTACTTTTCTATTCTCGGTTTTGTTTGGGATAACCTCCCTGAAAACATGCAGGAAAAATGCCCAAAGCAGCACTTTTATAAACTTCTGAAAGAACTACAAGGCAGATATGAGATTGTTTATAAAAATGGAGAAAAAGAAGTGAAAGAATATGAAAGCATCAATTTCAGCAAAATGGGACAAAAACGCTTTCATGAGGTTTTTAAGGAGGATTTGGAATTTATCATAACTGATATACTACCTCCGCTGGGAATGGATGATTTTATAAGCGTTTTAGTCAATCAATACGAATTAACATTATTAAAATATAATTTATAACATGGAACAAACAGGAATATTTTTAAAAGCAGGAGAAATCAAAACTTTTGATAGTGGATTCAAAGTGCAGGAGTTTTATTTGGATTGTAGGACTTACAACCAATTCACAGGAGAACCAATAGAAAACTTGCTGAAATTTCAAGTTTCAGGAGATAGAATAAGCCTTCTAAATGGAGTTAAAAAAGATGATTTGGTTAAGGTTCATTTTAATATCAAGGGAAAGTTATTTGACAAAGAAGATGGAACAAAAGGACATGGTCAAAATCTAAATGTATGGAAAATAGAGCCAGTAGATAGAAGAAACTACACACCAGAGCCATCAGTAAAACCAGAGCCAACAACTAAACCAACAGCAGAAACCGAAGAGGTAGAAGATGATTTGCCATTCTAAATTAACAAACTATGTCTATAACATCCACAAAAGCATTTGCAGAGATTCAGGTAAAACTACCTGAAAGGAGAAGAGAAGTTTATAAGGCTATTGCTGAAAACCCTAACTCATCAATTTATGATATAGCCGATGTTTTGGGCTGGAACTTAAACCAAGTGAGCAATAGAATAAACGAGTTGGTAAATTCAGGACTGGTAGAGAAAACAGGTTCAGAAATACACGGAAAGTTTGAAAGGGATTTGTTTTCTGTTATCACTGATAAGGAGAAGATAATCGAAAAGCAAAGACAATTATACAAAGGATTTACTTCGGTAAAAGCCGATTTAGAAGCCGATTATAATAATTGCAAAACGGAAAACGGAAGAAAAATTTTAAAAAACAGAATAGAATACTATAAAGAAAAAATAAGGAATTTAAAATGGTTGATTTAAAAATACTTGTAGAGGGCTGGGCTGAAAGAAAAGGTATACTGGAACACGGAACACCAGCAAAACAACTTCTAAAAACGCTGGAAGAAATCACAGAATTACATGCAGCAATAGAAGATTACAATTTAAAGGAAATAGAAGATGCAATCAGCGATGTAGTGGTTACTTTGATAATCTACGCCGAAATGAAGAGCATCACGCTTTTTCCTAATGGCAGTGAAGAACTTTCGGACTCAAAAGGAACAGCACAAGACCCTTATTTCTTACTAGACAACTGCAATAAGTTACTGCAATTAGAGAAATTCACAAACGACTCGGTTGAGAAATATTACACTGTTCAGATGATGTTGTTCTTGCTCAATCAAATCGCCAACAGATTTAACCTTAAAATTTGGGAATGTTTGCGTTCGGCTTACAAGGTTATAAGTCGCAGGACAGGTAAGGTTGTTAATGGAACCTTTGTTAAAGACTAATGAAAGCAGGACAATACGCCACCCTAAATAAAGATGTAGGCTTTAAAAAGGTAGTTTACAGCAAGAAAGGAACGAAGGTAAAAATCATCAGCGTAAGTGGAAACGCTGTGATTTACGAAACAGAAAACGGAAAACGCTTTCCGTGTAACATTAAAGATTTAGAAGAAAAATAAAGATTAAACAATGAAAATTACAGCATTTGAAAACGAAGAAGGACATTTATTAGAAGTGCGTGCTAATTCATATGGCAAATTAGGTGTGTGTATTAAATATGATTTATACCAAGAAAACCCTGAATTAGATGATGAATCTAAAACCCTTTATAAAGAGCACTGGATATCATTAGAAAAAGAAGATATAGAGCCTTTAATAGAAACACTGCGAGAATTAAAAGCAGTTCTTGACAACAAGTCAAAAACAGAGGAAAAGTAAAAGTAATTAGACAAAGTAGAAGTTCTTTAAAACATTAAAACCAATAAAAAATGGAACGAGATAGCTTCGTGTTTTATAGTTCATTCCTAAAAGCCATTAGAGCGATAAAAAAGAGGGACATTCAAGCCGAGTTAGCACTTGCCATAATAGAGTATGGAATAACAGGTGAAACTGCTGAATGTGGTGAAATGGTAAGTATGGCAATGGAACTAATAAAACCACAATTGGAAGCCAATAACCAAAAATACATCAATGGTTTAAAAGGAGGTGCTCCAAAGGGAAATCAAAACGCAAAGAAAGAAAAAGAACAACCGAAAAACAACCAAGAAACAACCGAAGAACAACCAAAAAACAACCAAAAACAACCCAATGAAAATGATAATGTAAATGAAAATGATAATGAAGAAGAAAAAAAATATATAAAAAAAGAAAAATCTTTCAAGGAATTTACCGAGCAGGATTTCAAAGAGGAATTGAAATTACATTCCGAGAAATACAGCAAAGAGATGCTTAAAGACTTTTTTATCTACTGGACAGAGCCGAACGAAAAAGGAAAGATGAAGTTTCAGTTGCAGAAAACTTGGAGTACAGCAGGAAGGTTAAGCACTTGGTCAAGAAACGATTTCAATGGCAATAGCGGGAGTAAACCGAAAGAAACCAAGCAGTCAGGTGGGCATATAGCACGAGATGGAACGAGAATAACGATGTTTTAAAACCACAGGATTATGACAGAAATGATAATGTCGTTGGCGACAAATCACATCTACGAGATTGAAATCAACAAGAATGCAGAAAACTATTCGGTCTGTCCTGAATGCTCAAAAAACAGGCGAAAAAACAAAATCAAGTGTTTCTCCTACAACGCAGAAAAAGAAGTAGGCTACTGCAACCACTGCGAGGCGAGATTTGTGAAGCATGTGCCTTTTGAGAAGAAAATCTACACCAAGCCAGAGGTAAAGTGGGAAAACTACACCAAACTTTCTGAAAAGCTGGTAAAGTGGTTTGAAAAGCGAGGAATATCGCAAAAAACACTGCTGCGAATGAAGATTGGCGAAAAGGAAGAATGGATGCCACAAATTGAGAAAAAAGCCAACTGCATCGTGTTTCCCTACTTCCGAAATGGCGAACTGGTCAATGTGAAGTATCGCGATGGGCAGAAGAATTTCAAACTGCATTCAGGTGCAGAGCTGATTTGGTTCAATTACGATGCGCTGAAAGTCTACAAGGAAATCATCATCGTAGAGGGCGAAATGGATGCGCTTTCACTAATCCAAGCGGGATTTGAAAATGTTATCAGTGTACCGAATGGAGCATCTACTGGGCGAATGGAATACTTTGACAACAGCCTTGAAGACCTCAACCAAGTGGAAACTTTCATTTTGGCAACCGACAACGATATGAAAGGCTTGGAACTCAAAAACGACCTTACGCGCAGACTTGGAATAGAAAAATGCAAAAGTGTATCATTTAAGCAGTTTAAAGATGCAAACGAGTTGTTAATCGCAGAGGGAGTAGAAAGTGTCCGTAAGGCTGTGGAAAGCGCCAAATTTTTAAAGTTAAGCAATGTGTATGCAGTGGAAGACTTCCAAGCTGATTTGGATGCTTACTTTGAAAACGGACTGCCACAAGGGTTAAGAATTGGCGTAGAGGGACTTGATGATAGGATAAGGTGGCAAACTGGGAGGTTTGGTGTTGTGACAGGAACACCAGGGAGCGGAAAGTCCGAGTTTATGGATTTTATCTACTCAAAACTGAATGCGCTGTATCATTGGGGAATTGGTTACTACACGCCTGAAAGTATGCCTTTGCCATCGCACTTTGCGAGAGTTTTCTCAAAGTTCATCGGTAAGGAATACAAAAAGGGGGTAATATCCGAAACGGAAAAGGAAATAGGCGAAGAATACCTCAACAAAAATGTGTTCTGGGTAGCACCTCACGAGGATATGACCATAGATGACATTTTAGCAAGGTTTGAATATTTAGCCAAAGCCAAAGGATGTAAGGCGTTCCTGATAGACCCTTTCAACAGAATAGAACAGGGAGCAAACCACAGCGACAATGAAAGGCTGTATATCAAGAAAGCGCTTGGGAAGATGATTGCTTTTACCAAGAAAACCGACAGCCTCTTGTTCTTGGTGGCACACCCTACGAAACTGCCAAAGGGAAACGATGGAAAGTTCAAGATGCCGACACCTTACGATATTTCGGGTTCTGCCGACTTTTGGAACATGCCTGACTATTGTATGTCAATCCGAAGAAACCAAGATGATGACGGCAAATTCCTCTCGCACGGAACAGTGCTGGTAAGCAAGACCAAGATAAACAAAACGCTGGGAGATACAGGGCAATGGGATTTTTGGTATAACATCAATAACGGCAGGTATCTCACGGATTTTAACGATGGCGCAGAGAGAATTTGGGATAATTCCAACTGGATAACCAAAGAAGAACCGAAAGAATATGCGCTGCCGAAAATGGAAGCCACACCATCCATTTTTGAACAAGAAGACGATGATGATTTTCCATTCTAAACAACAAAGATTATGACACTGGAAGATTTTAAGAAAGACCCCATGAAAGTAATTGAAAGGGTCGCTAAAAGCAAAGATATAAACGCTCTTATAAAAGCCTATGAGGAGCAGAGAAAAGAACAGAGAAAAAGATATAAAAACAAACAAAATCAAGATGAACACGGATATAGTGAAACCTAATATACCTGATGGATACATTACAAGCGTCTGCCTGTTCAAGGAGTTCATCAAGCGCTTGAGTTACAGAAAGGGTGAAGCCGCGATTAAAGATTATCAAGCGATTAAAGGGCATAAAAGGTTTGGAAGAAGTATAATTCAAGAATGGGATGAGAAACTATTCCAAGAGTTGGTTGAAAAATATGAACCTAAAAAGAAAGAGGCTGTAAAGAAAACCAAAAAGCCTATAATCCACGTAGGATTAAGCGAAAAAGAAATCCTTGAAAAAGCCAAAGAATTAAACCGAAAGGTAAAAGTTGTTCCGATGGGATATTCGCCCTCTTGGGAGCGAGAAAAGGAAGTAATCAAAGCTAAAAAGGAGCAGATAGACAAATCAGCATACAAGCCAAAAGATTGCAGCATACACACTCCAAAAGGAGGCAAAATCCATGTTCCAGAGGGTTACCTCAAAGTAAAGGATTTAAGAGAGAAATTCTTGGAGAGAATAGGCTCTTATGTCATAAGGCTGGATATGGAATACCGAAACCGAGTGAATGAGCTTATCTTGGGTTCTGTAAAGGCTTACGAATGGAACGAGGAGATTTTCAAGGAAGTAACAAGTAATTATAAACGAAAAAAGAGATACAAAAAATGGTAGTAATAGTTTTAGTCCTAATCTTATCAATCGCCATTGTGATTATAGCATGGAGCAGCGATATTAAGATGCTGGAAGACCGAATAGAGGAATTAACAGAAAAATTAGAGCAATATGAAAACACTAAAACTTATAGCGCTGGTGCTGTTCCTATGCAGTTGCAAAGCGAAAGACCCTTACAAACAATTCAAAAAAGAGCTGAAAACAAAACAAGAACACAACACATTAAACAACAATAGAATAGCATGAGTATAGCAGGACAACACCTTACGGAATACCATAAAAAACTCTTGAAAAAAGAAGCCAAATACGAAAAGAAAGTAAGAACAAGAAGAATTGAGAGCCTTACCATTGAGGAGTATGTAAAAGTAAAATCCATTATGGAGCAGTTCTACTGCACAGTAGCCTTGCAAGTAGAGTTGATAGACGCACTGGATGAAATGGATATATTAAAGGGGTACCCTTTTATTGAGGATATTAGAGAGGCTGTTATTTTCCTTAATAATGATTTGTATTCTATTGTAGTAACAAACGAAGAAAGAGATTTAGAAAGACAAATGTTAGAGAAGAAAATGGAAAACATCGTGAAAATCATGCCTCAGCTCAACGCCAAGCAGTTTGATATGCTGGAAGAGTTTATCAGGAATTTGAAATTTAAGAAATAATGTAATAAAATGGAAACGATTAAAAACCTATCCGTACAAGTAGCTTTCACTTTAAATTTCAAAGATGTGGAAGCAACGAAACAAATAAGGGAACAGTTGGTAGAATTGTTCAATGATGGAAAAACTTTAAGTAACGACAATCCAAACATTGGATTTGAAGAGGCGTGGGATTGGTTGTCAGAACAAATCAGCTATCACAAGGGAGCAGATTATTTTGAATATCAAATAGAATGGATAGAATAAGGCTTCCAAATAAGTAACTTACTAAATAGTAACATTAAAGATAAATAAGATGGAAACAAAAGAAATGAAAATACAGGCGCCAGAGGGTTACGAAATTGACAGGGAAAATTCAACTTTTGAAAAGGTAGTTTTTAAGAAGGTTGAAAATGAACTTCCGAAGAGTTGGGAAGATTTATACGAGGTTGGGGGTTGGTTTGTGGATTTTCACAGCAAGGTTGTTACTTCAGGTAGTATGCGTACAGCAGACAGTGTTAAAAATAGATTTCCAACAAAAGAAGAAGCAGAAGCGTGTTTAGCACTTGCTCAATTATGTCAGTTAAGAGACAGATATAACGATGGATGGAAGCCTGATTGGAAAAATAGTACAGAAACAAAACATATAATAGAAATTAATAGAAATTATATAGTTAAAAATTTTTACAATCATACAAAAAGAATCTTAGCATTCAAGACAAAAAATATTAGAGATAAATTTTTAGAAAACTTCAAAGATTTAATTGAGATAGCAAAACCATTATTATGACAGACTACAAAGAATTTTTAGTTCCAATTGAGATTGCAGAAGCATTAAAGAAAATAGGATTTGACGAAGATGATGAAAAAATAGTAAAACTTTACGAATATAAGAGTAAAGAAATCATAGAGCCAACATGGGAGTTTCATTATAGATGTAATTATTTCCGTCATTTCTTATCTCATCGAGACGAATATTGTCCGTTATTCACTTATGAGCAAGTGTTTGCTTGGTTTAGGGAAAAAGGGTTATATGGAAACATAGAGGCAGGAAGTAAATACAACTCTATCTACATTTTTAGTGACAACGATTTAGATATGGGAAGTAACATTTATCCTACCTACGAAGAAGCAAGGGAAGAACTATTAAAAAGGTTAATTAAAATTTATAAAGAAAATATTTAGATATGAGAAAGTTTTTAGTTTTTGCTTTAATCGGAGGTGTGTTATATTTAATAACAATCCTCGCTTCTAAGGAAATATCCAAATGTGAAGAAGCCAGAAGAACGGGTGTTTTAGTAGATGTAGTAAAAGAGGATAGAAGATCTTATTCAGAATATTACTCTGTGTGGAAATGTGGTAATAGATATATAACATGCGACTCAGATATAGTTGAGTATGCGGTCTTTAATAGAAAAAGAAAATAATATTATGAAATACAAAATAACTTATAAATACAGCGTACACTTTCCCGACCCGAGAAAAGCACTAACCTTTGTTCGTGAAATGGATGTTGAAGTTAAGGATGAAAAACAGTTGTATAAGGAGCTGGAGCGTTTTGAAGCGGACGGTAAACGCGAAGTAATAGAAATTAGAAAAATAGAAAATGGTTAAAGTAGGAGTTAAAAATTTAGAATTATGGAATTAACTATAAGAACTATACCTGAGCTTCTAAAAGTGTTTAGGAATAATGCAGACAAGGTGGTTTTGTGGCAGTTACCTTTGGAAAGTGTAGATGAACTAATGATTTTTCACAAATTATTTAGTAGCGAAGAGAGATATGTTCTGAAAGGATTGCTTATAGATTGGGGAATAAAGCCCAATGAATATCTTAAAGAGCCAATATGGAATATATTAGACAATATAATTGATTTTTATGAAAACGATATTTAAAGTAGGAGACAGGGTTTTTGACATCAGATTTGGCTGGGGAACAGTTAAAGAGGTACTTGATACTTCATGTCATAATTATCCTATTATTGTATTCTTTGATAATATAGGTAATGTCATTACATATGCATCGGATGGTTCTTTTGGTGCAGGAACGCCTCAAATGCTTTCTTTCACAGAATACACACTTCAAGGTTTCAGCCAAGAAAAGCCTGTAAACTATGAATATTACATAGGAAAATGGGGAAGGTTTTGGGATAATGGTGAGAATGCAGTTATTGTGGGTAAATTATATGATTATTATCAATATCATACTCATCATTTTAGAGTAAGAACACACGATGATGAAGTTGCTTTTTACACAAACTTCGAACCGCTAACAGAGGAACAAATAAAAGTTTTAGGGCTATGCGATTAAGAGATAAATTAGATGATATTCTAAAAGAATACATCAGGCTGTTTGAGGAAAAACACGAGGTATTCTTTGACTATGCCGTAGGAGATGATTTAATGGGGCTTTTATGCTTTGGAGATTATCTATTTACAACGAAAGATGTAATCTACGATATAGACAACGATTTGCCCAAAAACCTCATCTTCCAATGGCAGGATGATAGTTTTGACAGCCTTAAAAACCCTCAACATGCAGAAATAAACCTCCAATCCTACGCAATGGGATTAAGATTTGAACATTTAAATAAGTAAAATGAAAATAATAGACTTATTCAGCGGCACAGGAGGTTTCTCTCTTGGGTTTAAACGAGCAGGATATGAATTTACAGAGCATTATTTCAGTGAGATAGACAAACACGCAGTAGCGAACTATAAACATAATTTTCCAAATGCAAAATACATCGGAGACATTACCACTATTCACGGAAGAGACTTTAAAGGAATTGACATTATCACTTTCGGGTCGCCTTGCCAAGATTTCAGCCTTGCTGGAAAAAGACAAGGGCTTACAGGAGACAGGAGTGGCCTTATCAAAGAAGCAATTAGACTCATTACTGACATCAGACCAAGTGTTTTTGTCTGGGAAAATGTTAAAGGAGCATTCTCCTCAAACTCTGGCGAAGACTTTACAGCAATCCTGCAAGCGTTTGCCAACATTGGGGGTTATAGACTTGAATGGCAACTGCTTAATACAAGCTGGGTTTTACCCCAAAATAGAGAGCGAATATACCTTGTCGGACATCTTGCAGAAAGAAGTGAGTGCGGAGTATTTCCTATCGGAGAAATTGGAGCAAATAGTCATAAAAAGACACGGAACATATACAACCATTCACAAACAATATTAAGGGGTTATAGAGATAGCTCATCCATTGGGAGTTTCATAAAAAGAGAAGGTGGTAAAATAAGATATCTTACAGAAATAGAATGTGAAAGATTGCAGGGTTTCCCTGATGATTGGACAAAATGGGGCTGTTATGATGGAGAAACAAAGAAAATCGCTAAAACAAACAGATATAAATTGATTGGGAACGCTGTAACAGTGGATATAGTAGAACTAATCGCAAGAAGAATTAAAATTAAAAAGCAAAAAAAACATGAACGATTCAGCATTTGAAGAAAAAGTAAATTACCCAAGCCATTACAACACTGGGAGGATTGAAGTAATAGATTTCATTGAAGACCAAAATTTGAATTTCAATTTAGGCAACGCTGTGAAATACATCAGCCGAGCAGGAAAGAAAGACCCAGCAAAGTTTAGGGAAGACTTGGAAAAGGCTGTTTGGTATCTTAACCGAGAATTAAAAAAATCTAAATAGAAATATTTTATTAACCACACCCTGCACCAGCAGGGCTTTTTTATTCTTATTTTTATTTGTTCTAAATAAGAAAATATACTATATTTGTGAGGATGAATAAGGAAGATAATTTGTTGTTGAGTGTAGCCAGTTATTTAAGACTGCAATATCCTAATGTGCTGTTCTGCCATATCGCCAACGAGAGGAAGACCAGCATACAACAGGGGGCAAAATTAAAGAGACTTGGCGTAAGAGCAGGAATGCCTGATATACTGATATTCCAGCCCAACAAGACTTATTCAGGTTTGGCGATAGAGCTTAAAATCAAGCCGAATAAACCAACTAAAAACCAGTTAGAAGTCTTAACCATGTTGAGCAATAATAATTGGAATACGGCTGTATGCTACGACTTTGATGAAGCGAAAAACTTAATAGATAACCATTTGAATTTAAATTAAAAACAAAAACATAATGTCAGCACCAACAGGAAATCAATTTTGGATGTTACGCAAGAAGCACGGAAAGGATAAGAAATTCAACACTGCCGAAGTTTTGTGGGAGGCAGCGTGTGAATATTTTCAATGGTGCGACAATAACCCTTTCAAAAAATTTGAAGTAGTCAAGGGTGGTGCATTAGCAGGAACTCTCGTAGAGATACCAACAGCAAGACCCTATACGCTACATGGATTGTGCCTTTATTTAGGCGTTAATACTAAGTATTTTAACGACCTTAAAGATGCCTTGAAGGAAAAACCAGATAAAAATTATTCCGAAGTCATTACACGCATAGAGGAAACTATCTATTGTCAAAAGTTTGAGGGAGCGGTTACGGGATTCTTTAATGCCAACATCATAGCGAGGGATTTGGGGCTTACAGACAAGAAAGACCTTACAACAGCAGGAGATAAGATTAACAATATCCCTTCTTCTATTCAGGTAGAAGTGGTAATGCCACAGGAGGAAGACTAACATAAATTCTTTTCATAGTTATTATTTATTATTGATTTGCTATCGAGCCTCGCAGAGATGTGGGGCTTTTTAAATTAAAAAATATGGACAAAAAGATAAAATTCAAAGCATCAAAGGTATTTGCCGAAGTGTGGGGAGCTTTAAATGAAAAGATACCCAACGGCAAGACTTGGCAGCACAAATATAAACTTATCATTGAGGAAGGAAGCTCAAGGAGTTCGAAGACTTGGAGTAACTTTCAGGTGCTGTATAATTTCCTTGCGAATAATCCTATTTCCTCAGCAACAGTGCTAAGAGACACGCAGAAGAGTTGCAGGGATATTGTGGAGAAAGATTGGAGGGAATGGCTGAAAGACCCACAGGTAAGGAAGAAGCAATTTGAACGAGGCGAAATAACCATAGAAGAGTTGGATGCCTATCTTGAAGAGGAAAACCTTTATCAGTATCTTGTAGAGAACAAAACCAACCACACTTGGACTTTCAGGAACAATGGCAACATCTTGCGATTTACAGGATTGGATGATGAAGATGAAGCAATGGGGATGACACAGACCATTTGCTGGATAAACGAGCCTTACAACTTCTCGGAAGAAGTATACAGGCAACTTGCCCAGCGTTCCAAGGTTATCATCTTTGACTGGAATCCGAAGCAGAACCACTGGATAGAGAAAGAGAAGCTGAAAGAAACCACCTATGTGAGTTACTCTACATTTAAGGACAATCCGTTTATTCTACCTGAACAACGGATGCAGATATTATCCTATCAGCCGATAAAGTTCTGCGAGGCTGTGACTTCCAAAACACTCAATGAAAACAGCGCTAAAACTTACGATTTAGAGGCTAATCCGCTAAATCTAACAGCAAAACAAATCAAAGAACTGAAAAGATGCAGATACAACGAAGATGTAGGCTCTGCTTCCGAGTATCATTGGCTTGTCTATGGTCTTGGGCAAAAGTCCGAGAAACCGAATAAGATTTACAAGAATTGGAAAGTAATAAGCCTTAATCAATATAACGAGGTCGCAAAGCACGGCTACCGAAAGTATTACGGATTAGACTATGGTTTCGCCAATCCTACGGCTTGCGTGGAAGTGATGTATGATGGTGACAAATCATTCTACATTAGACCACTACTCTACAAGCCAATGAACCAAATGGAGGGAACGCTCGGCGAACACCTTAAATATGCTGGTGTTCCTATTGGTAATGTAACCTTTGTTTGGGCTGATAGTGCCGATAGGGAACCAGGGAGCGAGATAAGTCTAACCAATGATTTACGAACGCTATACGCAATCAATGCTGTGCCGACCTCAAAACCAAGTTACAAGGCAAGGTTTGACTTTATCAACAATGCACGAATATACTATGTAGATGATGGCGACTTTGATAATGAATATCAAAACTACGAATATGAATATATCAACGGACAGCCAACCGAGAAACCGATAAAACGAAACGACCACTACATGAACGCCACCGAGTATTGCATTTGGGGAATAAAGGAATATCTTGGCATTATGTTTTAAGTTAGGGGAAAATTTTTTGAAAAAAGTTGCAGAAATATTTGTATAATGATAGAATTTTTACTATCTTTGACTTGTCAAACAATAACAAACAAATGAAGTCATTAAAAGTAAGCGAAATTATTAGGATGCTCCAAAAAGACGGATGGTATCTTAAAGCACAGAAAGGCAGTCACAGACAATTTAAACATCCTGAAAAGAAAGGGAAAGTAACAGTAAACGGAAAGTCAAGTGACACATTAAGCCAAGAGTTATTAAACAGTATTTTTAAACAAGCGGGGTGGAAATAAGCCCCGCAAAAAATCAACAATAAAAATGGAAAAAGTAAAAGTATTAGTAGGTTGGTCAGAAAATAATTATTCTGCTGTTTGTGATAGTATAAACGGCGTTGTGATAGATACTAACAAGGATTTAGAAGAATTAAAAAAGAGTTTCGCGGAAGTTTTTAAATTTCATGTGGAGGAGTCTTTGGAAGATGGCGATAAGTTGCCTGATTATATTGTGGCTGGCGACTATGAATTAGAATTTGAATTACAAATATCTGCTATATTGCACAAATATGATGGTATCCTTACTCGTGCAGCGCTTTCAAGGGTAACAGGAATTAACCAAAAACAATTAGGTCACTACATGTCAGGGCACAGAAACCCAAGACCAAAACAAAGAGAAAGAATTGTAAACGGAATAAAAGATATAGGAAAAGAATTATTAAATGTTGTGTAGTTATTGTTTGACGACTTATTTACACAATGAACCCTGCCGATTGTGGCAGGGCTTTTTGTTATTCAAAGGTGTCGTCGAATGTCTTATCGAATATCTTTCTTCCCCATTTAGAGTTTTTGATTTTCCCTTTTATGGTTAGTTCGTTAGCGCCTTTGTCGTATTGCAGCGCTTCCGTTCCGAAAGGATAGATGCTGTAAGTTTCGCCACTAATATAAACATCTATATACCCTCTGCTTGGTATCTTCTCCCCTGTGTAGATATCCTCGCCTACTCGCCAGCGATTGTAAAGATTGTAGAATTCCTCAAAAGATACATTCGTGAGCGTTACCTCTATGTTTTCCGTTCCGAACAGCACACGGCTTGACCTCCTTAACCTTTCAAGGTTGATATTTTCATTTAAAATATCTTTCTCTTTTGGTAGGTATGGTATTTTATCCGTGTCTGGCTCTACCTCTATCTTGCCGTTGTTCTTGTAATTCGTTACGATGATGTTCTCACCATTAGGTTTCTTGGACAATCCACCACCGAAGAGAGGGAACCACCTTTTCATATGGTATTTTGGATTGTGATAAAGATTAACGGCTGTTCGTTTGTTTTTCACGCCCTCGGCTGAAATAAAGCCGTCCGTTGCTGTGGCATTCCTGTTCTTAATCACATCGGTCAGGGTATGCTCTATCTTGGTAAGGATTGTCCCTTGTTCTATTCCTGCTCGCTTGTCAAGGGTCAGCGTGTGGGATTTGATAGCGAGGATAGTATATTCTCCAACATTCAGCCCCTCCACGATTTTGATTTTCTCCCCTACTTTGAACGGCAGGGTATCCCAAGGCGATTTAGAGGCTGTAAGGGTAAGCACTCCCCCAGCATCCGAGTGTATAACATCAGGATAAGAGCCTGAATCTACATAACTTCCTGTAATGGTATCTATCAATACCAAATCATCATCGTTGTCGTTGGTGTTGTCGTTGGTATCATCCAGCAGGTCTTGGATTTTATACTCATCGATGATAAAGCCTGTGGTCTTGTCAAGTTTCTTCTTTACGGACTTTATCGGTGTGGAACATTCCATTTTCGTGTTGAAGTTAAAGATATCCCCTTTCTTCTTGGTAGAATATTTCTTCGTGCCGAATATCAGATTGTTGTAACTTATATCCTTATCGTTCTCTATGGTCAAATTCTCTTGAACAAAATCTTTACTTGTAAGGTCGTACGCCTGAACATCCTTAAAGAAGTAGTCTATATCCTCTACTATCAGTTGGTTTTCTATAACATCAAAGCCAAGGGCTAATAGTGGCGCAGCGCCCTCGTAGAATAGCGACTTAAACGAGGTGTTGATTTTGTTTTCGCCTAAAAAGATATTCGCCACGCCACGAAGAAAAGCCCCTGTTGCTACATATTGATTAGCATATTTGCCTCCATCTGAAAGTATGTTAGATGTTAGTCTTATCTGTCCATCGGAATAATTCTCTGCCACTTTGTCAATAGCATCAAAAAGGCTTACCACCTTGGACTTCCTGCCGAGTTTATCGATGCTGGAAGATATGGTAATAGAGCCATGAGTTTTATCAAAATAAAATTGACTCTGTTCTATACCCTCTGGGAAGTGCAGATATACCCACACTTTACTACCTGCTGGAATATCACCAAGGTCAAATTCTTTGTTATTGAATTGTATCTGTCCAAAGTCTGTCCCTTCCAATGGTTCGGATGACGCAATGTGCTGAATGTGTCTTCTTCCGTCTTGGTATTCTATTTCTGCAATCATTTGAAAGTTTAAGGGAACTGCTTTTTTTACCTCTAAAGTTCCTCGTAGAATTGCAGCAAAATTACGATGAATATCATAATCTATAACCCTACGGGCTTTGAAATGAATATTTGATATAGATAACATAACATTCTTTAAGTTTGCATTTGTATGAAGCAAAGGCAGTTCATTATCTCCAGCCCAATAACGAATATGGTATTTTGAACTTCCAATTTTCAATTCTTTCCGAGCTGCCCAAGGGGTGAGGTGTTCAAAATATCCACCATATTGACCAAAAAATTGCCCTATTTGTCTTCTGTCTGCAACAGGATATAATATAGGGAATGCTTTTGTAGGAGTATGATAAATGGTATAATTTATTACACTATGAAATCGTTTCATCCATTCTGTAAAAGTAAACCAATCTTCATCTTGTGAATATTCTTTCATTCCCCACGCAGTCTCCACCTTTTCATCCTCTGCCTTTAAGACAATTTCACGGCTGCCTATCGGCTCTATTTTGTTTTCATCCAAATTCTTTTTAGCAAATAGGTTTATTGTGGTATCCTCACGAGTGTAGAACTTGTTTTGCGCTTCCCTCTTCTTGATTTCGCACTCTATCACTCGTTGGCTGTTTTCGTAGTTCAGTTGGTATTTATTGAGGTTTATTTCAAAGCCGTTACCTAAAATATCCTTTTCCACGCCATTATGGACAACATACCACCTGAATATAATCTGCCCATCGCCTCCCTGTTCATCATATACGCCTTTGATGATGTTAAAGGCTTCCTTATCGTTGTATTCCAGTATCTTTATCTTGGAAGTTTCGCCAAGGATAAAGTTATCAATGTTGTAGTATTCCTCGTTTACATCGATGCTAATATCCAAGGAGTCAAAGCCATCAGGCTCTTGTATCTCGTGGATACCCTCGTGTTTCCCTGTTAGCACTTCTAATCGGAATATCTGCCCTATTCCGCTTTGATATTGTATGTTTTTAATCCCTTTCATTTCCCTTTATTTTAATGGTGTTTTTAGTTTTCTTTACTCTACTTACTGCCACTGGTATTTGTCCGCCTTTTTGGGTATATATGAAGCCGTTAAGTTCAAATACGCTGGTTTTATCATACTTTCTCATCACTCGGTCTTGCTGTTCGCCTATTTTAGAGGCTAATTTATCGTAGTCTATTGCTGGCGTGTTGATATTCATCGGTACTTGGATGTTCTTAACAATACCATTGGATAGTAGAACATCATCCAGCGCAGGTGTCTTGATATTCTCTAATATCTTGCGAGTTTCCGATGCTGTGTAAATTCGGTCGCCCTGCTCCAAGAATTTCAGCCTTGCACCTTTGTCGCTTCCCAAATCCTTGATGTTTCCATGCTTATCGGTATGGATTTCAGCGCCTCGCTCATCTGTCCACGCCCAGCCTTGTGGTGCGTTTTTCGTTCCTACAAAATATTGAGGCACTGGGTTTTTACTCATAATAAGCCCTGCTTGTAGTGCACCGAATGCAAGAGCAATTCCAGCAGGAACGAGACCAGCAGGAACACCAAGTTGAGCGATAGACTGCGTTGCTCCTAATGCTCCGTTCATCAGTGCCTGTTGTGCTTGTGCTTTTTGTTCGGCTCTTGCCTTTTGCGCTTGTATCAGTTTCTCTTTCTGCGCCTGTTGTTCCTTGATGACCATGGCTTCATCTTCCAAGGCGTTACGCTCAGCGATTTGCTCCTCGGTAAGTTCAGAAAGTCCATTAAGCGCATCAAGTCTTTTGTCAATAAATCCTAACTCTGTTTCGGTTATCATCTTCGAGCGTTCCAATTCCTCATCAAGTTCAGCAATCGTTCGCTCCTTGCCTGATGATATTGCTTTCCCTGCAAAGTCACTGATTAGCGCTGTGGCTGTGTTCATATAGTCAGCGAAAGACATAGAGAAGTCCTTGCCTTGCTGTAATATCTTGCTGTATAGGTCAGAAAATTGCTTACTCACGGCATCTAATCCCAAGTCTGCCAAGTTCTGCTCTACCAAGTTTTTCAGCGGCTCTAATCCCTCTACGATACGCAGGAACATCTTATTGGCTTTGTTCTTCTCATTTTCCATTATGGAAGTATCCAGCTGTGTTATCTGCAAGTCAGTCTGTGCGAGTTGGACTTTTTCATCCTCGTTAAGGTCTTTGCCTTGCTCTTGTAGAAGCGCCCTTTTTGCTTCCAACTGCTCTTTGAGTAATTGCAGTTTTTCTTTCTCTCTCTTATTGACTGCTATGGTGGTGTCATATTCTAATAACTCCAAGAAGTATTGCTTATCCTTGTAGGATATATTCTTGTCGTTCATTATCATCTGCTTCTTATACTCGGCAGTTTCTTGGCCAAGAAGTTTGATATATTCTATTTCCTTTTGGTTTTTCTCCAATAGGGCTTGGTTGAGTTGTTTCATTTTATCCTGCTGACTTTCGTTTTCATCGAATAGGTCTTTGGACTTTTGCGACTCTATCTCCCTCTGCTCCTGCTTGTATTTTTTAGCAAGGTCAAGCAGTTTGGTGTAGTATGTATCCTTTTCTTTGATAACCTGCCCATCTATTTCTATTTCCTTTACCAAAAGGTCATAGCCTGTAAGTTCATTTTGAGCCTCTACTCGCTGTCTTCGGAACTTCTCTAATAGTTTGTTATGCTCAAAATCCAAGTCTTTACGAGCCTTGTCAAATGCTTCTTTGTCTAACTGCTCCTGTGTTTTCTCTTTCTTTACCCTGCCTTTTGGTGTCTTTTTCTTTTTCTGCTCTTTACCAGCCTTTGGTGGGTTTACTATTTTTACACTGCTTCTTGGCACAAGTTCACCATCTACATAAGTGTATTCATTGGCTCTTTTATTAGTGAATTTTCCGTTCGCAGCCGTTTCTCTCCAAAAGTTATTGTGAACAAAGTATTTTTGCCCTTTCTTTCTTGCTTCAATAAGTTTGTTTTCTAATTCTTTTTGGTTTTTAAGGTTTTGTAGTGCTTTCTCATCTCCTGAAAGTATCGCAGTGTTTTCCTTGTTTAGGCTTGATAGTTTCTCTTTCGTGCTGTCAATGATAGAGCCAAAGTCTCCCAACATCTTGATAGCATCCTCCGTTCCAAGTATGGCGTCTTTGATAGACTTGACAAAATACTCTATACCCTTGATAACAAGTTTAATAACAGTGCTGATTGCCACAAGGTTGGTTTTAACCTGATTAACCACGAGATTAACCAAATCCCAGCCCTTGCCGTTATCAAATAGATTACCTGTAAGTGCGTTAATCACATCTCCTACGGCTTCGAAGACATCTTTCAGCTCGCCCATTACACTCACGCCATCTGTTCCTCCTGTAATGGCTAAATCGAGAAACTCTTCCAATAGACCTTTGGCAATTTCCAAAACATCAGAAATAGCATTGATAAAATCCTTGTTAGTAGCGAGAGTATCCAAGAACTCCGTCCATTGGTTTTTGAGTCTGTTCTGTGCGCCAGCAAGGGTGTCTATTCTATCAACAGCATCAAGCCCATAGACTTTTTTAAGCTCTTCGGCTACCTTTGGCAATACATCCCCTGCTACTACCTGTCCTTTTTTCAGCATATCATCCAATTCGGAAGTGGATACGCCCATAGCATCAGCGAATATCTTCATCGCCCCAGGGAGCCTTTCCCCTAACTGCCCTCTCAATTCCTCGGCTTGAATATTCCCTTTGGATACCATTTGCTCCAAGGCGGTATAAACTCCCTCTATCTGTTCGGCAGGAAGTCCAAGTTTAGCCCCTGCACCAGCAAAGGCTTCAAATACTTCTTTGGCTTTTTCGCCCTCCAAACTGGTGTTTTTTGCTGCTGCGCTGAACTTGGTGTATGAATCCGTAAGGCTGATAAGTTCCAATCCGTATTTTTCGGCAGCGCTTGAAAGAAACTCCTTTTGGTAGCCCACCTCTTCCTCTGTTTGGAAGACTTCTTTCATTGCGTAATTCACAGCGTTGAGCTTCTGAACGGTCTCATAAGATTGAGCAGCAATGTCACCAAGCATTCTTGCGCCGTCTGCCATAATGATACCCCCAGCGATAGAACCAGCACGGCTCATCATTCCACCAAAGCCACTACCCATTCCGTTGAGTGCTGATTGATAGTTTCCGACATTTCGCTGATTGTCCCCTACGCTTTTGTCTATCTTTTTCAGCGCAGAGTCTAATCCTACGGCTTTGAGTTTGGCTTCTGTAAATTCTTTGGATAGTTTAGAGAGTTCTTTCTCATAGGCAGAAACCCCTATCTTACCATCTTTAAAATCATGCTCTAATAACTGCATCTGCGCTGCCAAGTCTTTCGCTTTGTTCTTGGCATCCAGCACTTTTCTTGCAAATCTCTTGTAGTAGCTTTGGCTTTCGGATAGGATTTTGTTTTGTTTCTCCTGCAATGATAAGGCTTGTTTCTTCGCTCGTGCTTCGGCGTTCTGCTGGTTTGCTAACTCCTTTGCTGCTCGCACCTGTTCGGTGGTTATTCTTGCATTGGTCAGTCTTATCTGCTGTGTTTTCTGCTCTATGGTCGCCATATCTTTGAGCGTTCGCATATACTCTTTGGAATAGCCGTCCAAGTCTTTTATTCCCTCAATGGTCTCTTTTGGCGTTCCTCTGTTCAGCTTAGTGTTGGTCTGGTCTACGGCAGTGTTTAGTTTGTCAAATACACCTATAAGGTCTGACACTTCTTTCTCTAACTTTTCCAGTTCTTTTACGGTCTCCTCCGCCTGAATTACGGCTAATTTATCACTCATAAGGTTTTATTTTTTGTTATGTAATTCTACTTTCTTTATCGCCATTTCCTGCATCTTCCCAAATCGATAAAGGCTGGTCTTATTAAGGTCTATTGTTCGTTCCAGCACCATCTCAATACTCACAATAGCATCGTTGATGTTGGTTGCTTCTTTGTCCTGTGCTTCTTTCTTGTTGTTTTCAATGCTCTGCATCGCCTTGTCAAGGTTGGTCTGCCACATTGCTATTCTTTCCTCTATATATTTCTTTTGCTCTTGCAGGTTGTCGCTCTTACGGATTTTGATTTGTGCGAGAGCTTCTTTCATATCCTCCCAATGTTCAGGTAGTCCCAATTCCTGCCTTAAAGCATTCTGTCTTTCTTTCATCTCCACGATTGCCAGCAGTGTAGTGAATTTGATAAAGTTAATCTTCGCTATCTCTGCACTTCCCAGCATAAGCAGGTCGTTGGTCTTGGCGTTAATGGATATGCTATACTCTCGGATGATGTCGTTAAACTTACTTTTCAGCATCTCCTGTTGCTCTTTGTTTTCCTCCAATTCTTCGCCATCATATCCTTTTATCATATAATTATAATCGCCTGTTTCTGTGATTCTTTCATAGTTGAATAGTGGCAGTTCCTTGGAATCTTTGTAAAGTTTCATTTGTTTTTTGTTGTCTTCACAAATTTACTTATTTTTATTTAGTCTAAATAAGAATAATGTATTATATTTGTCAAAAAGAATGTTGCTGTGGGAATTTTAACGAGAATAGACAACGGAATATCGGCTTTTAAGTCTGCGTTTATGGGCAGTAGCGTTGCGCCTATCTATGCAAGGTTGAGCAATGGCACGCACTCCTATAACTACGAAACCGAGCGTATGGGCGTGTTATCGTTCTTGGGTATAGGGAAAACTTATTTTTCGCCAAAGGAAGACTATAAGGCTTACTACATAGACGGCACTTTCCTTTCCGACTGCATCAATCTATATGCAGATTTTGCCTCACAGGTAAGAATACAAGAGGTAGATGATAAGGGCGAAGCCGTGGATAATTCCGAATATCTAAAATTCCTAAACGAGCCTAATGAGTTTCAAAACCAAACCGATTTCATCAAAGAAATGGTGGTTAATCTGCTCACTACTGGAATGTCTATCCAATACGGCAATTTCTTTAAAAACGGCAATTTAAGGGCAAGTCCTTCGCTTTACAACTTGGAGTTTAATAATATCAAATTTCCTGAAATCAAAGACCCTTACACACTTACAAGGGATAAAATAAAGACCCTTAATGTAATAGAAACCCTTGCTAATGGGCAGAAGAGAACGAGGGAACTGCACGAGTTAGCATTCTTCTACGATACTATCGCCAAAAAGAATTACAGAGGTGGCGGAGCGGAAAGTATGTTTTTCAATCCTATATCAAGGATTTCTTCTATCCTCTATTCTATTCAGACTATCCTTAATAGTGAGGATATGATGTGCTTTCTTACCTCTAATCCTGTGAATACTATCATCAGCCGAAAGGCAACAGGGGCAGGCATTGCGCCTTTGAGTGGAGACCAAAAGAACGATATAGAGAGTAAACTCAACGGAAGAGGAAGATATGGTGCAGGAATGGGTAAGGCTGGCGATGTTATCGCTACGAACGAAACACTGGAAAGATTAGACCTTACAAGGGACAATAAGAAGCTGCAAACCATAGAGATGCAGGAAAACGCCAAAGAGAACATCCGAAATAGATACCTGATTCCAAAAGACTTCTTCGGTGGAAGCACCTATGAAAATCAGCAGTTTGCAGAGGCTAAATTCATTTTAGGGAATGTAAAGACCATAACGGACAACTGGCTTCAAGAACTCACAAACAAGTCGCCTAAATACTTCAAGGAGCGAGGAACAAGGCTGATAGGAACATACGACCACCTGCCGAGTGTAATTGCTATAAAAACCAAGCTCAAAAACGAGGGCTTTAAATTCAAAGCAGAAGCGTTAGTATCGCTTTTAGGAGCTTTTGAAAAGGCGCAAGAATTAGGCGTAAGCAACGACTTTGAGCAGTTTGTCAAAGAGCGAGGCTTTGAGGATTTTATAAATAACGAGTAATGGACAAAAACACACAAAAGATAAACGAAAAACTGAAAGACTCTAAAACCAATCCTGAATTGGTGCAGAGCCTGAAAGACAAGAAGAAGATTTTAGAGAAAAAACAAATCGTGAAGAAATGATGATAAGAGCAAAAGAGATTCCTAACAGAACATTTGAGACAAAAGAGGATATGTTCAAATTCTTAAAAGAGAATAAGAACTTCCTTATTTCACAGAAGAAAATGGCAGTGAAGCTGTCAGACCCTTTTGCGTTTTCTTTTGCCATAAATGAAAAGGGCGAAACGATTAAAACAGCAGAAGTGTCACCCGAAGAGATAAACACTATCAGGGTAAAGGCAGTTATCAACTCTACCAACATCTATGATTCCCACGGAGATGTTTCCATCAACGGAAGCTGGAACAGAACAGCCAAAAACTCCAAGAATATCTACCTACTGAAAGAACACAAGATGAGCTTTGAAAACATCATCAGTGATGAAGTAGATGTAAGAGTAGAAAAATTCAACTGGAAAGACTTGGGCTTTAACTACCTTGGAGAAACAGAATGTTTGGTATTCTATGCTACGCTGAAAAAGGAAAGAAACCCTTATATGTTTGAGCAGTACGCTAAAGGCTATGTAAAAGAACATTCGGCAGGTCTTCGCTACATTCAGTTAGAACTCGCTATCAATTCAGAGGCAGAATGGGATTCAGAGGAAAAAGCCGTTTGGGACAAGTATTACAATGATATTGTCAATAAAGAAGATGTAGACCAATACGGCTACTTCTGGGCTGTAACAGAACAAAAGATAATAGAGGGCAGTGCTGTGGTAAAGGGCAGCAACTTCGCCACTCCAACGATATTTGTAGAACCCGTCGCTGACACTTCTACTGCAAAAGAGGACTCGGATAATTCCACTCCTAAAAGTGTGATTGAAAATTATTTAGTAACCCTTTAAAAAATTTACAAGATGAAATTTAAAAAGAAAACATTAACAGAAATTGCGAAGATGTCAGATGAGGAAAAAGAAAAGTATTTCGCTGACAAAGAGGCTTTTGAAAAAAGCCAAAGAGAAGAAGAATTGGAAACCCTAAAAACTGGGATTGAAAATGTTATCTCTGAAAAAGAGAAAGAAACACAGCAGTCTATTGACGATGTGCTTAAAATCGTGGAAGAAATCAAGGCTACACAAGGAGGTCTTACAGAAGAGGCTTTAATAGAAGTGATAAAAAGAAACCACGAGGCGATTAAAAAGGCTTACGAGTCTAAATCAGGTGTGGTGGAGATTGAGTTCAAACAAGTTGCTCCAATCACTACTGGTGCTGTAACATTAGGGACTGCTCCTAACATTTTAGGAACACAAATCGCGCCTGTTTCTAATGTTAATCTTCGTGGAATGGACATTGAGACTTTCGTAACAGTGTTACCTACTTCTCAGCCAGTATATGCCTACACAGAAGTAGTGCCAAAAGATGGAAACTACGAGTTTGTGGCAGAGGGGAACAAAAAACCACAGATTGACTTCAAGGTTTCAACAGAATTTGCGAAGCCAAAGAAAATCGCTGCTTGGATGCACCTAACAGAAGAGTCTGTTTACGACATCAAAGGATTGGAGGGCGTAGCAAAAGACTACTTGAAAAAGAAACACGACCTGTTCAAAAACAAGGCTATCTTGTTCGGTGATGGTGCTGGAGAAAATCCAAAAGGAGCAACGAAATATGGTCGTGCATTCGTAGCGAACAGCATGGCGCTGAAAGTTACAAAGCCTAACTTCATGGATGTAGTGAATGCAGCAGTGACTGACATCGCTACAACTCACAACTATGAGGATGAAACGCCATACATGGCAAACTTGGTGCTTGTGAATCCAGTAGACTTCTACTTGGAATTAGTAGCAGCAAAAGACAACGAGGGAAGACCATTGTATCCAACAGCTTCGCTATTCAACACAGTGGTAATCGGTGGAATGGTTATCAAGTCTGATGAGTCTATTCCACAAGGTAAAATCTTCGTAGGAGACCTTAGCAAGTATAACATCACGGACTACCTTTCTTACACAGTGAGAATTGGATGGATAAATGATGACTTCATCAAGAACCAATTTGTCATCTTGGGAGAATCAAGATTCCACGCATTCGTGAAGAAACTGGATGAAAAAGCATTCATCTACGATGACATTGCTACAATCAAAACAGGAATTACAAAAGCATAGACAGATATGGAAGTAAAATTGTTAAGAGAATGGGGCGACCATAAGAAAGGGGCAGTTTTAGACATTTTGGATGAGACTGTAATACAGGCTGGTTTAGAAGCTGAACTTTTTGAGCAAGTAGACAAAGAAGGTAAAGGTAAGAAACCTGCAAATGTAGAGGAAGGTAAAGACACAGAACAAGCTGAAAAATAGATACTAAATGCTGATAGACAAAACATATTTTAAAGGCGATTTGCTTATTCCCAACTTGGATGAGCCAAATCCTGATGAAAACACCACTGCGGTGAATTTAGATGAGTTGATTGACAAGGTAGAGGAAGAAGTTTTGTCTTTCAGTTTTGGTGTCAAAATGTGGCTTGATTTCAAGACTAAATATCAGGAGGATTCTACTAACCTGCCACAAAATTATAAGGACCTGCTACACGGCAAGACTTATACAAAAGAAATAAACGGCAGGGAGGAAACTTTGGTTTGGAAAGGTTTAATCCAAGAAACCAAAAAAGAATCACTACTGGCGTATATAGTCTATGTAGTCTATAATATGCACAATGTAACCCAAACGACAATGTTCGGGCAAACGAAGATAGACACAAAAGTAGGCGCCGCGGTAAGCATCTCTCCTAAAGTGGCGAGGATATATAACGATTTCATCTATCAGTTATATGGAGAAGTAAGGAGTGATAGAAGCGGATTGACATTGGAGGGAAACCCTTATTGGAATTTAGGCAGAGGGATAGACTACCGCGGTTTTAAGCCTACAAGTGGCTATGTTTCGCTTGTAAGGTATCTTTTGGATAATGTAGAGGACTATCCTCTATTCGATGGTAATTATCTGAAATTCGGAGGAGAAATAACAAATGAATTTGGGCTATGATGATAAACCACAATTTACTGCTGTACAGCCTTTTTGAGGATGCCTTTAAAGTGAGTTTCAAAGGCAACGAATACACGGCAAATTACGGAGAGGCTGATTTGTTTGAACTTTGGAAACTGCTCCAAAGCAAGAAACAGAAATACCCTGTCATTTGGCTGCAAACAGGATACAGCGTGGTTCATGATGTAAAAGGACAAAAGACCAAACTCAAAGGTATGAGGTTTTTCTTCATCACACTGGGTTCGGAACACGCCTTTTACAAGGACAGGTTTAAATCTACCTTTAAGGAGGTGCTACTGCCTTTACTCGGTTCATTCTTGGATAAGATAAGAAAAACCAACGGAGTATCTTTTGAGGAGGACAACTATTCGTTTGTTTCTCTGCCTTTCAATGATATATCAGAATTAGCGAGTAGAGAGAGGGACTACGGAAACAAGAGAGGAAGCCAAACGACCACTACGCCTGACATATGGGATGCGATAGTGCTGGATATTAGTCTGAATATAGACAATGAATGCGTAAATGTTAAACCATTTAAAATTTAAAAACTTATGTTAAAACAAAGCTTCTGCGGTTCAGCAGAGATGATAGCACGACTTGGAGGTGCATTTTGTGGAGAGAAATTGGTTACAGGGTTTGCACTTCTTGACAGAAGAGTAGAAATAGACCCTGCAACTTTCAACAAGACAGCGTTGGATAAGATTATCCAAGAGGATAAATTCATTGGTAAGATATCTTTCTTCAATGTGGAAGATAACGACCAAGAGGCAGATTACAACACATCTGTAAGAAAGGAAAGAAGCCGTTCAATCCCTGGGACAAAAGGGTATAGATTTACTTTTGACAAAGGTTCTTCGTTCCAAAATGAATTGGCAAAATTGGACAATAGCGACAATTACAGCTTTGTGCCTATCTTTGAAGATGGTTCTGCGCTTTTTGCTATTAAAGCAAATGGTAAGCTTATGGGCTTTGCTTGTAAATTGTTCGTGGGAGTTAAGAAGTTAAAGACTACTTCGGAGGTGTCAGGTTCTACTTTGGAAGTAGACATATTACCTGATGCTATGATTTATTGGCAGAAGTCTGAAAATGTGTTTGAAAGTGATGAGTTTTCTTTCAACGAGATTAACCCAATCATCAAATTGGCAGTATCTACTGGGGTGCTTACAAACACGGCTACAACTACCAAAGTGAAAGTAACAGAGGCGTTCTCTAATGCCAATGTAACAGGGCTTACTGATGCCGCGAAATGGAAGATAGAGGAAGATGGCGTGATTGGTAACATCACAAATGTTGCTTACGATGCATCAGCGCAGGAATACACTCTTACTCACTCGGCTCTTGCCACTGGTAAGAAAGTGAGATTCATTACTTCCGATAATGGATTGAGAGTAATCAGCCTTGACACGAATTACTACACAGGAGAAAGTGAAACTAAATCCGTAGTATAATGGAACTGAAAATTGGGGCTTATACTTTTGGAAACATGGAAAATTTCAAGAGTAAGAAAGAAGCCAAGGAATACATCTTGGGGGTATACCCTACTCTTAACGAGGAGGATGTAGAAAGACATTTAAAACCTTTATTTAGAAATGAGCGAGAAACTAATCAGTCCGATAACATTGCTGAAGCGCATTCAGGCAGCGAAAAGAGCGTTGCCGGAGATAATGCGGACGACAATGGAAGGGAGAAAAAAGGAGCTGATAAATCTAAATAAGGAAAACCTTATGCAGGGGAAAGATAGTGAGGGCGATGATTTGCCCTCCTATAAAGACCCTGAATATGCAAACTTCAAAACCTCTATTAACCCAAATAATAGGGGTTTTTGGGATTTGCGAGTGACTGGACAATATCAGAGCTTTATGGATGTTATCGTTCATCCAGCAGTTATCTTCTTCAAGAATGATTTGCAGAACGAAAAAGCCGAGTGGCTACATAGTAAACTTGGAAAAAGGCACTTGGGGGTAACCGAGGAGCAAGGCTATCAGTTTCAGTTGGACAATAAGCCAGAGATAAGAAAAAAGATATTAGATATTATAAACAATGGCGTGTAATTGCAGTAAACCGATAACCAAGAGCGAGTGCGCTATGCTCCGAGAGTTTAACGAGGATGGGCGCTTGTTTATCTATCATATCTTTGATGATAAAGGTCTTGTGGTGGCTTATGTGCCAAAGGGCGAAAATCCTAACAATATAGCCCACGAGCGAGGCTTTTATAACGAAAAAGGAGAATTAGAATGGTATCTAACCTCCGAGCATCCCTGCTTATGGGAATAAAAAAACACCTAATTAAAGGTGTTTTATTTTTTTATCTTCTTTTGGTGCAGTAGTACCTGAATATTGACTTAATACCATTTGAATCTTGTCTCATCATTACTACTTCTAAATATTGTGAGCCTCTGTATTCTTTGTTTTCCCAAACATAAAACAAGAGTTTGTTTTTGCTTCTTCCTGCGTATGGAAATCTATTTTCAGGGTGTGGGAAAAAATCAGAATGTTCCCCGTTTTCATCTGTCCAGTATATGATGTTCCCTTCTCTAAATTCTAATTTGTATTTTCCAACAGGAACAGCTTCCCAACCCGCTGGAGTGCTTTTATAATGGACTGTATAAACTCCTTTCAATTCATCTGTAAAAGGCACTTCTATTATTTTCTGTTCTTCTTGTGGTTTGTTGTCGTCTGAACTTCTATCACACGAAACAACTGAAAATACGCTGAATACAGCGATAAGTAAGGTAAATATTCTATTCATTTTTAATGGTTTTTTATTTCAATGCAAGATAACAAAAAGTTAGAAATAAATGCCTATATTTCATTGCTTTTTTATCTTATTTTAATTTAGTCTAAATAAATATAATATCGTAACTTTGAGCAAATTAAAGTGAATGCAATTATTCTGGTATCACAGCCCTGTTCGGTTTTATAAGACTCTTGCAGAGTTGCAAGATATGACCAATCCGCAAAATACGCAATATTTCGGAGAGAGAAACCCTTATCCGCTGGAAATAGGCGCAAAACATCGGTTTGTAATTCCGATGTATGGCAACACGATAACAGCAGGAGAACACAAGGTTTTTTTAGTCAATGGAACAAATAAAACAGAATTAGAAAGTTCGGTCTTTGAGAAAGATGGTTATTTAAAGTATGTAACATTCAAATCTGATAAGCCTTTGACCGGTAGGCTGGAAATAGTGAATGTTACCACTGGGAAAACAGAATATTACTCTAATTGTGTTTGGTTTTTGGATTCCACTGATGCACAAGGGCGCAAGTTTATAAGAGTGGCGACAAAACACGCCTACAATAGGAATTTGTTTGAATTTGATGAAGAGGGAGCGTGGATTGTGACCAATCTGCCGGCATACTGCCTTGGCGATATACGAGTAGAGGCGGAAATATCCAACAACAGAATAGGCGGTAATTCTACCCTGAAAATCAAAGACAGCTACATCGATGAAGTGGTAAGTTATGAGTTTTTAAGTGGTGGCGATGGCAACATCTTGAATTTCATTCAGGTTCACGCCACGAATAACCAGTTTTTCATCGACGGCACACAGAGAACGGCACTTGAAAAGATAGACCGCTCGGACTTTGCGATGAGTGGGAAAATATCCTTTACCAATGTCAAAGATGCCAGTGGACTGAATGTTCTGCTAAATGAGTATGAAATATTTTCTAAATAAAACACGATGAGAAACGAGATAGTACAAGTAGATATTGAGAAAGTAAGGCGAGAAACAGCCACAGGGGGGAATACTTGTCAAAGGATTGCTTCTATCCTTACCCAGTTGAATGATAGCAAGTTAGAAAACAATGAGGTCACAGAAAAACTAAACGAAAAAGCAGACCTTACGGATTTGAATTCAAAGGCTGATTTAACAGCAGGAAACCTTACGCCAGAGAATATACAGGCTTGGAACACTAAGTTAAAAACGCTTCCTGATGCGCCAAGTGATAATAAGCAGTATGCTCGTAAGAACGGAGCGTGGGAGGAAGTAGTAGCCACAGGCGGTGGCGGTAATGTAACGCTTCCTGATAACATCGCTACGATTGATAAAAATGGTGTGGCAGGTAATGCCTATGCAAAGGCTACGGAAACGATTACCAACACCAATGCTGATTATAAATATGTAGTGATAACCAACGATGCGGGGGGAACAAAGAAAATGCAAGTTACTGGACTTGGCAGCAATGTAGCCAATAGTTCACTTACTTCAACAAATGGCGCTGGGCTTAATCTTGGTGCTAATTGGTTTATTGATACAGCAGGTTTCTACTACTCTATCAAGGGACTTTCTGATAAATCAGCAGATAATAGTTTTGATAGGTTTCTTGTCCAAGATGCTGATGGTAAAGTAGAGAATTTCCTACTGAACAAACTATTCAGCAGGGCTTATGATTTGGAAAATAAAGTGAATGATAAAGGATTCATTGGTTATATAATGTATAATCCTACAACGAAACAGATAGGGTTTTCAGACACTGCGAAGATTTCCACTACATTCAATGTTCCTGCAACTATCAATGTGACCGTGAAGAATACTTTATCTAGTATCAACGCTACAGCACCAGTAGGACAGCAGATTTCCCAAGATTTGAAAAATACCATAGAGAAAATAAAACAACTGGAAGATATAGGATTTACCACTGTCCCTGCTTCTGAAATGGTTATAAGAACATTGGATAGAAGCAGGTTTCCACAGGCGCTGATAACCAAGAATTATCAATTACCTACGCCTTTCACTTTAAGCGATGGAATGATTGTGGGAATTAAAAGTACCGCTTATTACCCTGCTGAATTTAGAAATAATGCCTATATGGCAGCGCATGAGGGTGAGGGCTTTTATTCTGTAGGAATAAACAAGGAATTACCTACGGATAAAAACTGGGTATTTAAATTTAGAATTTACAACAGCCCAAATGTTTTTAGGCCTAATAGTGCGATAGGTTCTATCCATTTTTCCAACAAATTAGAAGAATCACCAAAAGTTGATTTAGCTAATGACTTAGTAATGGATTTTAGATGGTCGGTAGAAAATGTGATTGTTAATAGTAGGGTGTCATCACACATTCAAATTAACGAAACAGATGGATTTTCTGATGTTTACTTGATAAAAGAAGGTAGTCTAATAACAATTTTTACTATAATGAAGAATACAGGAAGAATGAATATGGTAACATGTTCAGCTCAAAACACAGACAAATACATTCATTTTGTTACCCTATTCACAAGTGCAATTATTCCTGATTTTGTGATAAAAGACATAAGTTATAACATTCAATAAACATACAATATGAACGAAAATTTAATGATACCGAAGCAGGTGCAGGGTATTTTAGATGAAGTAGAAAACACTCCGCTTTATCTTGCAGAGTTACCAATGGAAGCACATCCGAAACTCCCACAATTTAACCGATTTATCCGAGTGATAAACTTGGATGCAAAGAGCGAACACGAGTTTGTAATGTTCGGATATAAGCAGGTTTTAAAGGATAAGGATACTGGCGAGGAAATCAATATCCAACTGCCTACACCTGAATGGGTGGTTTATAAGGACACTTGGAGTTACCTGCGAGGAACGAAGAATGAACTAATCAATGTTCCTGTGAAAGATGAAGAGGGTAAGCCTACGGCAGAAACACAGCCGATAAAGGTCAGCAGTTATAAGTATATGCTTTGGCTGATGAAGAATAACAGGGCAACCCTATTGCAGTTAATCCAAGGGTATTTGACTGATTTTGTAAGGACTAAAAGTGAAGAATTAGATAAGTTATGAAAAACATAGGCAAATTTATCGGTGGGCTGTTTCTGTTCCTTTTAGCGTGGTTGCTGTTTCTTCCTTTATCATTGTTGAATTTCTTGGCTGTGGCTTTCAAATTCAAGGATTTAGGCTATTTCAAGAGTTCGGCAGTCAATCTGGACAGGTTTGGAAACTTTGAGTTTAGAACGCTTTTCAATTTGACTTTAAAGAAAAAGGGAGGCTACGAGTTCGGAAACTTTGAGGAAACAATAAGTTCGGCACTTGGAAAGAACCAGCGAAACGGCACGCTGACAAGGACAGGAAAGGTTTTAGTGTGGATTTTAGACCTGATAGAAAAAGAACATTGTAAAAAAAGTATTAAAGAATTTAAATGATGAATATTAGAGAGTTTATATTGAACAACTTGGTGTTGCTGTATAAAGGCGGAGTTTTTGCGAAAATAAACGCTTCGTTCAAGCTGTGTATGCTTCCTGCGGTGGCAGTTTCGGCATTTGAGTATTTTTCAGGGCTTTACACCACGGACTTATCGTTCCTCTATGGCGTGTTGCTTGTGCTGATGATAGACCATGTTCTTGGAACTTACTTGCATTACTTCGTAGATAAGGATTTCACTTTTAAGGCTAATCTTTTAGGATTATTGAAAAAACTAACGGTTATTCTATCAGGGTATTCAATGCTGTTAATTATGCACGATGCACTGGATGAAGTGGAGTTCTTGGATGTTTACTTTAAAGTAATGGTAAAATTGATGGTATTGCTTTATCCTCTTGGGTCTGCTTCGGTGAATATGTACAAAGTGACAAATGGAGCATTCCCTCCGAGTGGGCTTTTGAAGAAGATAAAGAATTTTGAGAAGACTGGCGATTTGGAAAGTTTAAAGGAAAAAACAGAAAGCGATGAAAATAATTAAACTCTTAAAGATTAGCGTTCTCCTGCTAGTGCTTTTTGTGTTGTTTTCGTTGTTGATGGCAGGCTGTGGAGCGAGGAAAGTAAGAAAACACGAGGAAAAAGAAGAGCATAAGACTGAAATCAAAGAATCGGTAAAGAAAGACTCTGTTTCGGAAACTCAAACGGAGGAAACGGCTAATATCAAGACCCTTACGAAGTCTTTGGATTTTGCGATAAAACCAATCGGCAGCGAGCCTGTGCAGTTCAAGTTCTTATACAACGGCAACATCGTAGAGGGAAGCGCTAACGGAGAAGTTTATTTTAAGGATAAAAAACAGGCAAAAGACTCTGTGGTAAAGATAATAGAACAAGTAAGAGTAGAAGTAGAAAAGCAGGAGCAGAAACAAACGAAAGAGCAACACAAACAAACCAAAGAAGAGAAACAATCCGAGCGAGCCGAAAATTGGATAGTATATTTAATTCTGATTATTGTGGGAATGTTCCTTTGGGAAAGACTGGAAAAGGTAATTGATAAATTTAAATGATATGGCGGATATAAGAAGTTTGAGACCATTTATTCTAAAATGGGAAGGAGGATTGTCAAGAGACACGAAAGACACTGCAAGTAAGGTAAAATGTCCTACGCCTTATAAAGGAAAGACTGGTTACCACACGAACAAAGGTATAACTTATGCGGTATGGCGTTCGGTGTTTGGTTCGGATAAAGATATGCGGTTTTTGGAGATGAACGATGCCGATTGGGATATTGTAATAAAAAGGCTGTTTTGGGATAGGTGGAAAGCCGATGAAATCAAAGACCAAGCGATAGCCAATACTTTGGTAGATTGGGTTTGGGGAAGTGGTGTTCACGGCATTAAGATACCTCAAAGAATGCTGGGAGTTACAGCCGATGGCGTAGTAGGTGCAAAGACCATAGAAGCGCTGAATAACGCACCAAAAGACTTTCTACAAAGGCTCTATAAGGAAAGGGAGGATTTCCTGCATAGAATAGTAAGAAGCAACCCTACACAAAAGGTCTTTCTGAAAGGCTGGATGAACAGAATGGCAGACTTAAAAAAATGGAATGAAAAGTTTGTCAAGTAAAGAAAATACACTATAATTGTAGTGGGTAGAATGCTATTTTTGGTTTATTTTTCATTATTGTAAGCAACATCTTTATGGGTGTTGCTTATTTTACTATTTTATTGTATATTTGTGAAGTTAATTATCTAAACAAAGGAGTAAAAACAATTTTCTTTTTACCATTTGAAGTCTTGCGTGCTACGCTTGGGGTTAGTAGAATGGCATGGGGAAAATTAAAAAAGAGCGTGAGTTTTCACGCTTTTTTGTATATTTGGAAAATATTACTTCGGTTAATATAAAATTTGATTACACATTTCATCAAAGCAACATCCGTAAAGGGTGTTGCTTTTTTGTTTACAACATTCCGTTATAAATTGTTCACAAACGATTTTGATTACAAAAGTTGTATTCATTTTTCTATAAAAAAATAATACCCTCAGAACAATCTGGGGGTATTTTAGGGGGTGCATTATTGTAATTGATTGATTACTAATGCAGTTTGTGACCGCAGAAGGACTCGAACCCTCACCGACGGAGCCGAAATCCGTAGTTCTATCCATTAAACTATGCAGCCAATGATGTAAAGCGCAAATTTAATATTTTTTATGATTAAGTTCTATATTTTTCAAAGATTTTTTCTGTAATTTTGCTCCCATTTTCAACGAATTTTTGCTAATGAAACAGCTTTTTAAAAAGAAAAATTATTCCGATAACCAAGATACCAACAACCTTGTAAGAGTCCTAACGACGAGGGATATCGTGTTTTTTGGAATAGCGGCCATCATCGGTGCTGGGAGTTTCAGCAGTTTGGGAGAAGCCATTTATAAAGGCGGCCCTGGAGTCATTTTATTGTATATCATTTGTGGCGTTTCGTGCTGTTTTACGGCTCTCTGCTATGCAGAGTTTGCCAGTAGAATTCCTACGGCAGGGAGTGCATACACCTATGCCTATGCTACTTTTGGGGAGCTGGCAGCATGGATTATCGGCTGGATGCTCATTATGGAATATAGTTTTGGGAATATTTATGTGGCTTTTTCGTGGTCGGATTATTTCACTTCATTGCTTGATAATTTGGGACTGCACATACCCGAATACCTCTCGTGCAGCTATACTGAAGCCGAAAAAGCAGTGAAAAATGGCTCTCAAAATTTAGAGCTGATTTCCGCTTGGGAAAACGCTCCTCGCTTGGGGTCTTTGAGGGTAATTTTTGACCTCCCTGCCCTATTGATAAATGCCCTTATCACTTGGATTTGCTACATTGGCGTGAAGGAAAGTAAAAATTTTAATAATCTTTTGGTTTTAATCAAATTGCTTGCGATAGTGCTGGTTATCGCCATTGGTGTTTTCTATATCAATGCTGATAACTGGATGCCCATAGACACGGCAACAGGCGAAAAATCATTCCTTCCCAATGGTTTCACAGGGATAATGTCTGCCATCAGTGGTGTTTTCTTTGCTTATATCGGTTTTGATGCGCTGAGCGTGCTTTCCGAAGAGACCAAAGACCCGCAGAGAGACCTTCCCAAAGGAATGATTATTTCTATATTTCTCTGCACGGCTATTTATATCGCACTTACTTTGACCCTTACAGGGCTGGTGGATTATAGGAAATTTGAAGGCATTGGAGATCCGCTTTCTTTTGTATTTAAGGCTGAAAATATCAATCTTCCACTGATGGAATTTATCATAGAAGTGGTTGCCATCGTGTCCATTACTACTGTTTTATTGGTTTTCCAGATGGGACAGCCGAGAATATGGTATGCCATGAGCCGTGATGGACTGATTCCAAAGAAATTCCAGCAAATTCACAAGAAAAACAGAACGCCGTCATTTGCTACGGTAGTTACAGGATTTGTCGTAGGTGTTCCTATCCTATTCACGGACAAATCTTTCATATTGGATTTTACGAGTATAGGAACTATTTTTGCCTTTGTTTTGGTGTGTGGCGGAGTTTTGCTACTTCCACCAAAAGAGAGAATAAAGGGACATTTTCACCTTCCTTATATTAATGGGCAATGGATTTTTCCGCTGCTGTTCATCGGAGGTATTTCTTTCATTTATCTTTTGTATCCTTCGTTTTTTGAAAACTTGATGGATTTCAGCGATGAGAAAGAGGGAGAATTCAGATTTGCTATTTTCATTTATATTTTGCTGAATATAGGGCTTTCTGTTTTAGCCTTTGTCAAAAAATTATCCCTGATTCCACTTCTTGGGCTGAGTTCCTGCCTTTATCTCATGACAGGAATGAGCATAGAAAACTGGTTTTGGTTTGGGATTTGGTCTGCTGTGGGAGTTTGTATTTACTTTGCTTACGGCTACCGACACAGCAACCTTCATGATAAACAAAAAACTCACTAA